CTACACTTGTTTAGAGCAGCAGGGTACAAGATTGAAGCAGACCTAGTATCAGCAAATACTTCCGTAGTCTATTTTCCAATTGCATCTGGACACAAGAGGGCAGAAAAGGATGTTACTCTATTTGAGAAGACAGCCCTTGCTGCTACTGCTCAGAAGTACTGGTCTGACAACGGAGTTTCTGTAACCCTGTCATTTGACAAGGAAAAGGAAACACAACATATCACTTCTGTTCTAAATATGTATGAGGGTCAGTTGAAGGCGGTATCATTCCTATCAATGGGTAATGATGTATATCCACAACAGCCATATACAGAAATTACAGAAGATGAATATGACTACTACATTGGTAGATTGGCTAAGATTGATTTCTCTGCTATTTACGATGGAGTAGACAATCTGGAAGCACAAGGCGAAGCCTACTGCACCACCGATTACTGTGAAATCAAGATTCCAGATAAAAACTAAATAGATGAGATGCCCTGTCGTTAATTCGGCAGGGCATTTTCTTATGTGGTAGAATAGAGTGTATGTCTACTCCATCTAATCTATATGCAGAAAAAATATATGCAGAACATCCAATTGCTCTATGGACAATGGATGACGGTGCTGACTACATTTCTTTAATTACAGAAACAAATAGAGATTTAACAAATTGGTATATCCAAGACCATCCATATTCTGGTGGCAAAATTTTTACAACTACAAATTATACAAATTCTGTAAATCAACCATTTCCAAATAGCAAAACAACTAAAGTAAGTAGGATTAATGATTATCCAAGTTTCGGATATATGTATGATACAAATACTATTTCTTTAGATGGTGGTCCAATTTCTATTGGTTTTTGGATTTATCCTGGAGACCCAAATTCTGGAACGTTTAATCCAAACCTCCAGTCAGTTGATGTTGGATATAAAATTGGTGCAACTATTGTGAAGAAAACGATAACCCCAACACTATATAACGGTTGGGTATTTATTAGTGCTGAATTTGCATCAACAACTGTCAGTAGTTCTGCGGTAGCGTATATAAAACTTGGATTTAGTAATTACGCTGTAGATACATACTTGATTAATGGATTATCTGTTGGTAAATATGCACAAGAATTCAATAAAACATCTCTTGGAATCAATCAAGATAAAATTATTGATATAAGTTCTTTTGGTGCTTACACAAACTATCCACCATATAATACATCTACAAACTTAATTAGTTATGGTATAAAAACAGATTCTTATGGATTTTCAAATACCCCTGCATATTATATTTATGATTCATCAACAAAAATGTTAAATGCTAAAGTAAACCTAACACCACTTGTTTATGGTTCAAGAAACTCTACAATGCTCTCTTCAACATCAAAAACAGCAATGCTTTTTCCATCATTTGGATTTATGACAGAAAGTGGAAAATATAATACTTATACTTTAGAAAGTTGGATAAAGATAAATAATGAAGGATGGGCAAGTGATACCACATATCAAGATGCAGAAATTAAAATTATTGGTCCAGTATCAACAAACGGTTTTGCTGTAGACAACAGAGATGGTCTGTATGTTCTTGGAAATTCAATATTATTTAAACTAGGAAATAAAAAAGCATCATATTTTATTGGATATCACAATAGAGTGTTACTTTTAAATATTGTTTATACTCCTAGTTATGCAAAAGTTTTAATTAATGGAGAAACCGTAATAAATATATTACTTGACGACACAGATTTAGGTTTGATAAAATCTACAAAAGATTGGATTTATTTTGGAAGCGTTATTGATACACAAATAGATTGTGTAGCAATATATAATTATGAAATTTCAGATACTCAGGCAAAATTGCATTATGTATATGGTCAAAGTGTTAGATATCCAGAAGAACTAAATGTTAAATATGGTGGAAATACAATATCTACAGAATTTGCATTTGCAGGATATTCAAATAACTTAAAATATCCAGAAATTACCAAATGGGAAACAGGACAATTTGAAAATATTGTTGTAAATAATGATATTCTTAAGTTTCCAGATTATAAAGTTCCAGATATTGTTTTTGATAACAAAGATTCTTTAACCTGGTATTCAGACAATACAACATCAACAGATTTTGGAGTAAATATAAATTTAAGACCAAATTCTGATTGGTCTAGTACAAATGGATATGTATATTTTGATACATTAGATTTTACTAAAAGTCCTATAAAAGGTTTTTATGCATTAGTTCAACATTCAACTACATCCAATGAACAAATAGTATTTAAGGCAGTTGAAAAGAATACACAGAATTACTTTACTATTTCTATAAATGGAGACACAGTTTATTACAAATTTAAATATAATTCTTTATCAGAGACCACTTTGACCTCTCACACTCTTTCTTATACCACATTTTATTATAGTCCACCAACGGTAAACTATGCATTAATTGGAATAGATATTGATAAATTCGCTAGTAATTATAGTTTGGATGTTCAAGCATTTTTCTCAAACTTACAACAAATTGGAATGTATGTTGCTGGCGACCCAGGATTTGCAAACACATTCACGCAACCAATAGAATCCATAAATTTTGCTTCTAGAAATTCAATTGATACCGAATTTTTTGCGGCATATGGAGAAAGATTCAGACTATCTACATATGTAAATACATATGGAATATTTAATATTTCTACTCAAGCAGGATACACCAATATTTCTTCATATGGTATAAATCCAACATATAGATTAAACTTTGATTCATTAAACAAATGTTTTAATATTGCTTGTGGTGGCTACTGGCAAACAAATATTCCTTTATCTTATTTTGGAAAATATGTGACAAATGCATCTGGAGGAAAAGACTATGTATTGGATTTTTTGCAATACAACATTGACTCATCAAAATCTTTAAATTATGTGAAGGTGATTGACCAGATTGTTGATGATAAATTGACAACAGTTAAATCATTTGTGAATTTTCAAAAACTAAATCAAGGAGTGTCAAAGAAAACCTCAGATTTTCCGTACACAAGCGGTTATGGAGGAATTCCACTAAATGGAGTAATTCAACCACTAGCAGCCCCAAGCAACTCAGATTTTAATTTAAACATGTATCAAGTTGCAGATGATATATTAATATATCCACCTGTTGGAGTAAACCCACCTGATTTTACAGAACTTTCTATGACCATATATTTACAATTTGATACAGATAGTATCTTTACTAATCCAGCAAAAGTCAGGTATTTGGAGTTAGCCTCTCAATCCTTAAATACAGACACAACAATTCCAAATCCAATAAAAACAAAATTTGGTACTGAAATAATTCCATATACTTTTGATACAGGTAGTAATACATTTAATTATAAAAGAAAAAATCCTTTTGTTATTACAAAAAAGTCAAATGGTTATTTAGATTTAGACAGACAGTCTGGTATATGTTTGGTAGGATTTAAAAATTATGGTGCTGGTTGGACAGATTTTACTAGTTCTTATTATAGAGGACTAATGATTAAAATCAATGAAAAACAAAATGCTACCTTTAAACTAGATTCAATTCAAATATCTATAAACTTAGAGAATAATTATTATATAGATGGCAGTCCACGCATTGGATTCCCACTTAAAACATATGCACAAAAAATATTTGAGTTATGGGCAGCAAATGGAAAACTGATTTCTTTTTATTTATCTTCATATTATGATGATGATTCTGCAGACCAGTCTATTGGTAAAATATATGCTGTAGACTCAACAACTGGAGCAGTTGATGCAAATATCTCATATTATTGGAATGGAACTAATGTTAAAAATCCTTATATTTATCCAAATAAATGGGGTACTTTAGGTATCAACTTTACAGAACCATTATCATTCGATAACACAGTTGGTTCATTTAGAATTGTTGGACCAGTAACTTTTAATGATTTCTCATATTATCAGTATTCAAATTCTAAATTGTTTCAATCTCAAATTAACAGAACTTGGTATAACGTTCAATATCCAGCAATAGGGCAGACAACATATCAGATTGGATATAACACTGGAAATGGATTTACCTGGAATACTTGGTCATCTTCGTCATATACTTGGAATGATATTAAAAAGATGTATGACCCAAATAAGCCAGCCATAAACCTATCTAACCTTTATAACATTTATACTGGTTCTAATAGATATGTTCCAGAATTTGACTCTACTAAACTGTTTACGGTACAAACAGGTTTGAATAAGTTTGTTTCTGACGTATTAAAACAATCAGATATACTCTCTCCTGCATAATGTGGTATACTAGTGGTTATGAATATAGATGTTAATAAAGATATTGGTCCTGTCATGCCCAATCAAATTGGCAAAACAAAAATTTCCGTTATAGAAGAACCATTTTCAAACTATGGTATTTATGTTTGGCAGTTGCGTTCTGGCAAGGTTCTTACAGATGACCATGGAAATGCCTTGAGCATTGACTCAATGAGGGGCGATGAATCAAGAGTCGCCCTACTTCGCAATGAGGCTAGGTGGTTGGGATTCCCAGACGGTCAGGCTATCTTTATGCCAAATGTTCGCAAGGTATCCGATGAAGAATACAGTGAGCAGATTGACCGTATGGCTCAAGGATACATTCCTTCTGAAACAGACCTCGGTGCTCTTGTGGATGCAAAGAAAACATTTGACCAATTCGGAAGTGATGACTAGTGAGTTATTATGAGTATGCAAACACTCCTGCTCGTTTAGATGAAGCACAAGTAATCAAAAACGAGTTTGCAGACCTAGACCCATTTACCAAATCGTGGGATGATATTAAGTCATTTGCTGGTATGCAAACTAACTTTAAACGCAGAAGTGCTCGTATGTCTAAGGCTCTTGGTGACGATGCTTACCTAGAATCCGCTGGAGCAATTCAAATGGGTATTGGGCAGG